TACAGTCCGAGTCCAGCAAAGTTTCAAAGAAGTAGCTTCAAACGTGAAGGGGTTGTGCTACGGCGCAGCCCCGCGCGCACTCGTCCAAAGTGTAGGACGTTAAACAAGAGCACGGGAGCTACATGAACAACACATCGTATCGGTGCTCCTACATCAACTTAGGAGCATAACAATGACACCCGAAGAGCAAGCAGTGGCAGATGCCGCCGCACTGGCAGCAAAGAAAGTTGAATTTACACCCGAGCAGCAGGAGCACATCAATCGGCTTTTCAATCAACGGTTTGCTAAGGTAGCGGAAAAGAACGACGCTACGCTGGCTGACCTCACTACCCGCTTAGCGGCTGCTGAAGAGGCTGCAAAGGCTGTGAAAAAGCCCGTCGATAAATCCGTGGACAACGCGGACGCCGACGAAGCCAAGAAGCAAATGAAGGCTCTCTTGGATGCCGAGAAGCTCCGTGCGGCTAATGCGGAGAGCATCGCAAGGGCGAAAGATATCGAGATCACTAAGTATCTCACGGAGAACAAAAAGATTCTCAAGGACCAAGCGATCCGTGATGCTGCTGCTTCAATGCCTACTTTTGAGTTCCATGATTTGAAGTTGGTACAGAAGTTGGTTGAAGATGACATCGAGTACGACGAAGACAACAGCCAGTGGGTTGTGAAGCAGAACGGCGTTGTGAAGAACAACAGTTCTCTGACACCCATGACGCTCAGCGAGTACTTCGCGGAGTTCGCGGGTGCCCGACCGTTCCTTGTAAAAGGACAGGTCAAAGGCGGGGCGGGTTCCGGCGAAGGCAATCGGCAGGTTGGTGGGATCGGTGTTGTCCGGTCCAGAGCAGACCTGAAGAGCATAAAGGACAAAGTTGCCTACGTGGCGAAGTTCGGTGAAGCGGCGTTCGCAGCACTACCGATTCGGTAGAGTCCAACAAAAGTTTTAGTTTCAAAGTTTCATCCCTCAGTGGGTTTTCAACACCCGCTGAAATCCAAATCGCAATAATCCTTAAGGAGTTTTATCATGGCAATCGGTACAGAATCAGATTTCGTCATATACTCGGCGCAGTTCTGGTCGGGCGTGGTCGAAGTTCTGCAACAGAACACGGAAGCCTTCAATGCGGCTTCTAACAACGCTCTTCGTCTCGTCACCCGCAACATTCTGGGCGACTACGAAAAGGAATCTTTCCTGAAGAGCACCGCTGGCCTTATCAGCTACCGTAACGTTACGCTGCAAGGCACCATCAGCGACAACAAAATTGTGCAGGGCGAGCAGGTCGGCGTGAAGATCAGTCGTCGAATCGGCCCCGTTGCGCAGGATCGCAACAGTTTCCGCAAAGCTGGTTTGGACCCGCAAGAGTTCAGCTACATGCTTGGCGCGCAGACTGGTCCGTCCATCGCCGTTGATTATGTCAACGTCGCTGTGGCGGCAGTTCGTGCGGCTATCAGCGGTCAGTCGTCATTGCAGTACGACGCTACGCAGGACACGCTCACGACCCTGAACCACACCGCTATGGCGGGTGGGATGAGCAAGTTCGGTGATCGCTCTGGTCGTCTGGTTTGCTGGGCTATGCACAGCAAGAACTACTTCGACTTGATGAAGCAACAGATCGCTGACAAGTTGTTCGAAGTGGCTGGTGCGACCGTGTACGCCGGAACAATGGCTACCTTCGGTAAGCCTGTTGTCGTGGTTGACTCTCCGAGCTTCGCTACCACCTCGGCGTCTGTTGCCACGGTGTACGACGTGCTGTTGCTGACCGAGAACGCCGCAGAAATCGCGGAGTCCGAGGATCGGGACATCATCTCGCAGCCTATCACTGGGCTGGAGAACCTCGCTGACAGGATTCAGGGTGAGTACGCGTTCAACCTGAAGGTCAAGGGCGTCACGTATAATGTGGCGAACGGGGCCAATCCGACCAATGCTTCGATTGCTTCGTCTGCTAACTGGACCAGCATCGTTGCGGACTTGAAAGAGTATCCCGGCGTGCGTATCTCTTGCCACTAAAGAGAACGCTGGAGCA